CCCATGCGGGTCTCCACAATAAAGCGCATCACGTCACCTCCTCCAGATACAAGAACCCAGCTCTGTTGCCCTCTTCGTCAGAGGAGATAACAGCGCGGACCTTGGTCCCGTCAGGGTGCATCATCAGAAGTACAGGGAAGACAGTGCCCTCGAACTCGTCCGTCTCGGACTCGACACCCGTTACGACGTAGTCGATCAGCTGGCTGTAGTATTTTGTATAAAAGTCCACGGTTCTCTCTCCTTGGTTAAATGATCTCTACTTGTGGAATATAAACAAGTGTCGCGGGTAGTCAAGAGGGGGATCGTGGTTCTCGGTCCTTGATTCTCGGTCCTTGGTACACTTTGAATGGGATCTCCGGACAGTTCGTGAGGGCCAGCTGTCCGGAACGGATCGTTTGTTTTCAATGGGTTAGAGGTGGTTGCGGACAGTGCATTGGTGCGTGGCTCTCGGTCCTTGGTCCTTTGTTTTCAATGGGTTAGACCGGATTTTGGTGAGTTTCCCTATAGAGAAGTTTCCAGACGCCAAGACACTAGGGGGTCGGTTGGTTTTTATTTTTTCTCTCTGGCTCACTTTTGGTGTCCGGAGTGTCCGGAGTTGTTCAACCTACTGTAAAATAAGGGGAATACCTCCGGACACTCTCCGGACACTAACCCTATACGGGTGTCCGGAGTGTCCGGAGTCTACCGTGGGTTCTGAGTTGCAGGATTGAGCCCAGACCAAATGAAAACCGTTTTCGTTTCAGGAAAACGATCTGGAAAAAGTCCTATAGGGAAACTCGCTTGAAGAGAGGGGCCGCTCTGTTGTATACCGACAACAACCAACATCTTGGAGGGCCAGATGCCGTACAACAAGAACAAGCCTGACTTCTGGGACAAGACACCAGAGACCTTTGCAGAGACGCCGGAGTACCCCGACGGGGTGTACCTCCGAGTGGACGGCAAGCCGGATCCCCGCAAGGGAAAGCTGACCAACCGGCAGAACACGTTCGCCGAGCTCTACGTCGAGGGGATCTATACCAGCACCGAATGCGCCCGTAAGGCTGGGTTCGCCCACGACACCGCAGGCCAGTACTCCGGCAAGCTTCTGAATGGCGTCGACTTCCCGCAGGTCGTGGAGCGGATACAGGAGCTGCGGGAGGAGCGGCAGCGCCGGTTTGGTGTGACCCTAGACGGCCAGCTTGCTCGACTGGCGCAACTGTCGCAGGGTGCAGAGAGCTCGAAGCAATATTCGGCGGCGATCACCGCAGAAAAGCTTCGCTCTGCCATGGGCGGCCTGACCATCGACCGGCGCGAGACGATCAACACTCTGGACCAGCTGTCGCGTGATGAGATCACCGCCAAGCTTGCTGAGCTGCAAAGCAAGTACCCCCAAGCTTTCCAGATTGAAGGCACCAAGATGAAGGATGTGAGCCCGAATGAGTCAAGGACCCGAAGCGAGATTCTGGAACTCAGTGCGAGCAAGCAAGCCCCCAAACGTCCTGCTGACGAGGATTGAAAACCGCAGCGGCGGTGGGGTTCCGGACGTGCATGGAATCGTCGACGGACTGCCCTTTTGGCTTGAGCTGAAGGTGAAGAGCTCAGCACGCGTAAACGTGCGTCCGCACCAAATCGCGTGGCATACATCGTTTTTTGCAAAACGGGGCCTATCGTTTTTCTTGGTAAGCACCCAGACCCGAGGTTCGAGCGCCCTGATTCGTGGCAATTATGCAACACAATTGTCCCAAAACCCCTTGTCCGAGGTCCAAGGACCACGATTTGGGGACTTTGGGTCGATGTGGGAGGGCGTAAGTGTTGCAGTTTGGTCACACTACCGAGATTTGGTAGCCGACTAGCCCTGCGTCTCTGATCCTTTGTCGTCATGCATTTTTGCAAAGCCCTGCGGCCTTGCTCCGTGGTTCTCGTGGTACCCGTGTTCGCGCTCTGCCTGCTTGCGGGCGTCGACGGCGTCTTGGAAGATGACGAAGTTGCCGATGTGTATTGGTTTGCTGTCGGCCCCTTTGATCTCTGCTATCCATCGCCTTCTGCTCTTGTGCCAGAACACGCCTGTGACCCCGCTTTTGTTTCGGGCCATCATGCGCATGTTGCGACTGTTTTCTGCGGATGTTGCTTCGCGGAGGTTCGACATCCGATTGTCGGCTCGATTACCGTTGATGTGGTCTATCTCTGCGGTGGGCCACTGTCCGTGGTGCATGGCCCACGCTACGCGGTGCGCGCGGAACCCGTTTCCGTGGATGACGCCGTGCAGGTAGCCTTCGAAGTTGACGCATGCCAGAGCTGGTTGCCCTGCGAGTCGCTGGTTAAAGCTTCTGCGGTCGTTTGGACGGGTTCGCCATGTCAGGGCCCCTGTTTCTGGGTTATAGATCAGCAGCCGGTGCAGCTCTTCGATGGTTGGTAGCTCTTTTGTCATGGCGTCTCCTGCTCTGCGGCCCTGCGTCTTGTGCTCTGCGGCCCTGCTCCTGTGATATTTATGCAACACTCGTGGTCCAAGGGCCGTGATCCGTGGACCACGGCCCGCTTGCCTAGTGTTCTACGATTGCGATTGACTTGGCGGCGACGGATCCCCGGCATAGCTTGCACGCTGCGCACGTTGTCCGGCGTCCGGCCTCTTTTGACGCGGGGCACAAGGTCTCGTTTGCCTTGTCCAGATCCGATATCCCTGTGATCACGCGAAACGTGCGACGGCCCGCGGCCCAATGATCCAGCGCTTCCGCGTGGCTGTCTGCGGATTGCATCGCGATGTCAGGGCGCCACGGCTTTTGATGCGTGTATGCGGTCCACGTGGCGGCTTCTGCGAGAAGCTCGGTCCACACGTGGTCCGGCACGGCTGCCGGATCCCCGTAGGTTCCACAGCGCACGACGCGCCCGCGACCGATCGCGGCCCGTGATGCTGGATCCTGCGCCTCCGGATACACGCCGCGCCCGATCGCCTTGTAAACGATCAGCACGCCTTGCCCTAGGTTGACATAGCAGCGACGACCGATCGCGATCTTGCGCGCCGGATCCGCGGTCGGCGTGCCGCGCAGCGGGCACGTGCCGCAGATGCTGACATCCGCGCCGGTCTTGCTTGCCTCGAGCGGGTTGATATCCGCGCGCAAGACGTATGTTTGCACGACTGCGCCGGTCTTGCTGTTGCGGTTTGAATAGGTGGCGACAACCACAATAGGCGCGCCGTCAATCCGGCTTGGCCCCTTGTAAATGATTCCGCTTTTCATGGTTCGGTTTCCTTCGTTAAAATGGCACAAGCGCCATGCTGCGATGATACGCCACCAACAAGCGGCGCACAAGATCTTTTTTCCTTGAGCCCTGCGGCCCTGCGGCCCTGCGGCCCGCCGTCTCTCTTTTATGTGCTATGCCCTGCGGCCCTGCGGCCCTGCGGCCCTGCCTCTTTCTATTATATGCGCTCGGCCTCGCGGCAGGGCCATGAACCGCGAAGCCCGTATATAGCGCAGCGGTTCATGGCCCGTGGGTCACGGTGCGGGCGTGTATTCGCCCTCTAAGATACCATCGATCACGCACCGGCCCTTGGGCGTGAAATGATATTTCACTGTCACCTGCCACATGCCCGCGTGTATCCCGTAAGCCCAACCTGCATTGCGCGGCGTCGTGCCGACGGTCCCGTCGGTAAAGCTGATCCGAAACCGTGGGTTCCCCTCTTTCGAGTTCTTTAGGCGCGTGATCGACTCTAAGGTCTTGCGCCCCGTGAATTGCACGTAGTCTGCCATGGTTCTTTCCTCTCTTTGCTGTCGCGCTTGGTGCACGGGATGCCAGCCCCTTGCGGGGCTGGTCACCGGTACATCATGCGTCCTGCAGGTACTCGGCAGGCGTCGGCACCTTGCGCGTGTCGTATGCCACCTGCCATTCAGGATCAGCAGCGACCAGCGTACCATAGCGCCGGACCTCGCTTGCGTACGTGTCGCCGCCCTCAAAGGATCCAAAGGTCGCGTCAGACTGCGCCCAAACGAACCAGCGCGCATAGGTGTCTTCGTTCTGGACCAGCTTATAGGTCTTGCATACATGCCAGACCATGCCTCCCGCGCGATAGATTGCATAGGGTTGCGTGGCTGGACGGGACTTGCCGAAAGGGTTCTTTGCCATTGTTTATTTTCCTTTGTTAAAATGTCTGGTGACATGGCCCCATTGTATCGCACGAACAACGGGGCCACAAGTATTATCGGATCCAAGTAAATGTGCGCACGTCCGACGTGGTCTTGTGCTCGTCGAACGCCGCCTGCCCGTGGATCTTTACATAGGCCGCCTTGGATGGCGCGTTCTCGCGCTGCGTCGTGACCATCTCGGCCATGCCGTGGGCCAGCGCGTCCGCCTTGTGCTGGTCAATCAGCTTGGCGATCGATGCCTGCAGCTCTTTCAGGCTGTCCACGGCTTCCCGTGCGTCTTGGTAGTCTGATACGTCTACGAAAGCTTTGAGCAATGCTGCGTTGTTCATGGTTCTCTTTCCTTTGTTTATGTGGGCAGGGCTTGCGCCCCGCCTGTTGAATTACTCGGACCGCTGCGAGATGTAATAGGCGACGTCCGAGGCCATCGTATTGCAGGCCCGTGCGTGCGCGTCGCGCAGCGCTTGGGCGAACACCTCGGCCGTGTAGCGCTTGTCGTGATCGTGGTCCGCAGCGATGGGTTCCAAGATCTGCAGCAGGCTTGTGATGTCATGCATGGTCATCTCGATAGAGACCGGTGCCTGCGTAGTGTTGATATACTGGTAGCGCATGGGATCGTTTCCTTTGTTAAAATCGAATCAACCACTGATCCGATAGACCCTGTCTATCCGATGGAATTGTCGGTTGTCAACAAGCAATCAACAAGTAATCGCACCTCGATGCATCTTTTCTCGCCCGATCGCGCCCGATCGCCCGTCCGCCGGGCCACGTCCAGGGCGGCGCGGCACACGTCCAGGGGTAACTGGTGCCTTTCCATTCGCCCCATCGGCGCGGCCCGCGACCCCCATCCCCCCCTTTTGCCCCCTGCGCCTCGGTGCGCGCGCCCTTTACTGTTGGAAGAATAAAATCACTCAGGCCTATTCACGTTGGGCAACAAGTAGACCACAAGTACCCACACCCCCTATTTGTACGTACAATCGCCGTACAACTTTTGCCCCCAAATTTATGCGCCATATTTTTACGTTCCCGCTTGTTGACACAGTACAATGGTCCGTGTACCAAGGTCCAAGAACCGAGGCTCATGATCCGAGCGCCTAGAGCGCCCTCCGTGCAAGGTCGGCATCACGGTCCTTGGTTCGCTCCTCCTGTCTGCCTCCCAAGCTCCCCTCGGCCTTTGCGCCGGGGGGATTTTTGTGTATGATCCGAGCAACGCGGACCTTGAACCTTGGACTCATCATGGCTGACAGAGACTTCTCCCGATTCATCCCTCCTAATTTGCGTCAGCCTTTGCGCGAGGCGGGGGCGGTTGGTTCCAATATCTTGGACAACCTCTTTGGTATTGATAACGACGTGGACACGACGGGCGAGCTGCTGGGTGAGTCACTCCGGCGGGATCCTTTTGGTACGGCCAAGGCGATGGGCAGCGGTGTTGTTGAGGGT